TTTGTTGTTACGTTTGCTATTCTAAATCTTCTACCATTTACTTGTGTCATTCCTACAACACTATTAATCCATACATCATCACCATTTGTATAACCATGAGATGATACTGTAACTACAGCAGGATTTGCTTGTGTTATACCTGTTATGTTTTTTGATGCGTTTGTTATTTGACCATTATCTTTATAAAATCTAATATATTGATCGCCTAATTCTAAAATATATGATTGTGTAATATTAAATTCAAAAGGTATTATTCTTGTAGCTTTACTACTATCTTTTACTTCTGCAACAAATCTACTACCATATCTTCTTGTTGCACCGCCTTGTGGAAATACTGTCATATTTTGCATTTCCTCAACACCGTTATTGTATTTTTTAAAATCTACTTGACCTGCTAGTTTTGGTGTTAATTCACCAGCAGTAAAATTAGTTTGAAAAGGGTGTACTCTTGCCATTATTTTCTAAAGTCCGTAAATGTATCAGAAACAAGATCATCCATAAATCCTTCTTGTCCATCAATACTACGTGCTTCAGAAAGTTTTTTTTGAAATAAATCCTGCATTTGTTTTTGTACTGCCATACTACTCGTTACAGGGTATGCTAGATCTACAGCTAATTTAGCAGTTAATACGTCTACAAACATAGCGTCAAACAAGTTTGTATCTGTAATTCTAGCTATATATAAAATGTTAGCAGTACCTTGATCTGTAAGTAATACTCTACCTTGTGTTCCAAAATTTTCTACTTTAAATTTGTAATCTTTTTCTTCCATTTCTAACACACGTAAACAAAAAGGATTTGTTGGTAATGCATATTGATAAGCAAAACCATACGTAGGTTTGTCTGAAAGTTGCGCTAAAGTTGTTCTTGTTATTGAAAAATTAA